CACCTTCAACTTGTGCGTTTACCGCAGCAGCGTCATGCTCGTATGTACTCCACTCGTGTAGTGTGTTCTTTGCACTTACTTTTCTCAATCTTGAGAAAGCTGGTGTACTCATGTCACCAATTTTTGTTAATACATCTGTCAAATCTTCATGATTTGTAGTTGTATCGTATGTCTGATAAACAGCCATTGTAATAATTACTTAATTTAAAGCATCCTCATTAACACGCCACAAACAATTATGCTTTTATAGAATGCGAACACGATTTGTTACGCTTTAGGCATTCCTGCGTGTTTTTTAAGGAATTGTGTAAAATCCCTGGTTTTTGAAGCAGCTTCAAGTTCTGAACTTCTAGTGTCATCCACCTGATTCATTCCCCCTACCTGCTTCTCAGAATACGCAGTGCTTCTCTGTGCTTTGGCTTTTGCCTCTGCTATCTCGTCTATGAACTTCAACTTATAAGCTGTCTCGGGGTCAGATATGTACTGTCCCTTAGCAGCAAGCTGGTCCATAAACTCTGCAACCTCACGAGCCACAAACTTAGGCATTCCGTCTTTACCGTCATGCTTACCTTCTAATCTGTTCATCTCGGAGATAAACAGGTTCTGAGCCTTCTCCTCTTGGAGTGCTCTCTCTTGCTCCTCTTTAGTAATGAACCCCATTTTGCGTAAAGCCTCCTTGGCTTGTGCGAGTTGTTGCTCTTGCAACCTCTCGTCAGGGGTCATACTAGCTACTCGTTGTGCCTCTTCCTGTTGCTTTTTGAGTTCTGCTAATTCTGCTTCGTACTTCTTTGCCTTCTCGTTTACCTCTTGGAATCTATCGTATGGGATAGATTTAGATTCAACGGGAGCCTGAGTACCCTGTGTCTCTTCTGGTGTATTTAGCGTCTCACCTGACGAAGTGTCAGAAGTATCTACAGTTGCTTGTTCTACTGGTGCTGACTCAGTAACGGGAGCATCCGTTGGTGTTACAGCAATAGAGTTTGTATCCTCCATAAACTTACCCACATTTTAACGTCTTAAGTGACGAACGGGTTAAAACAATTTATATATTTCTGTTCCCTCGGACAGGGTATGCCCTAGGATTCGCACCTGATATATTCGTATGGGTAATTACCCCAATATCTGACATACCCTCTACGAGAGAACAGATGTAAAGAGCTAAAGTGAATCTCTCCACTATGCAATGGGCCGAGGATGGACCCACTGCATACTAAAGATATTCCTTATTTAATTATACACTAAACAGGCATACCCTCTGGCATACCTGCCTCTGCCGACATTCCTCCTGGTATCTCTCCCATCTCAGGTGGCATCTGAGGTAACATCTCCTCATCAATCCTCTGTTGTTCCTCTTCTGCATCAATGTCTAGGTTCTCAAGTAGTGTCTTCCTACTTACATCTCCACCTGCTCTTAGAGTCATTAGTATATCTCTTTTACCTTCCTTTGTATGTGCTACTCCACTTGTTATTCTTACTTTAACCTCTGGATTACTTGGTAATTGTATCGTCTTCATTAATCTCTCTACATCTTCTTGTGCCTCCCCTCCTACTACAGACCAGTAATCTCCCTCACTAGTTCTAAATGGTTTACTGAGTAACTGATACTTATACCCCATTTTTAATATATCCTCTCCAAGTCTTGCTAAGGTGTTGGATAGGTTATTTACAAGGTCATATAACTGGTTAAAGTTAGACGCTATCAATGTCTCAATAGCAATACCACTCTTAATTCCTGTTGGTGTTACTCCCATGAATGCCTCGTTAGCAGCTCCTATTGTCTGTAAGTAAACATTAAGACTTGATAATTGTTTGTCTACATCACTACCCATTGGTGGTGTTGGTAAGAACTCTGGCTTGAATCCTTGTTTATACTGTATCTTCTCACCGTTCTGGTTTGTTACACTCTTTATTCCTGCACCCTTTGGTACTAATAACCTTCCCTTATTAATCAATATATTGTACTCAAGCCTACTTGTCTCAAGATAGTTGATAGCCTTATTAAGTGGAACAATGTTCTTAACCCATCCTTCTCCATAAATAGTTCCTATGTTTATATCAGGTTGGTATATCTCAAATGGAAGTTTGTCAAAGTCTGTTAGTTCGTTCCTTAAAATCTCGTTGTTAGCTGTTGTAATTACTCTTATTCCATCTTCAGTAACACACCAAGTCTCGTGTAAGATAATATTCTTACCACTATTGGCTACATTATTCTCATTGTTAAGTATAAGATTCTTATAATCACTCTCAGATAAGTTACTTGTAGTAGATAGATTCTCTACAACCTTCTTGTCATAGTTAGGGTTCTTTACAATCAACTCGTAAGGCTTACTTGTAACTTTAACCACATATCTAGCATCTTCTATTCCTGTACAATACGGGTCAATATAAGTATCAAATGGGTCTAGTACCTCTATCCAGACATTACCCTCTCCATTGTCTGCTCTGTCGTCATATCCATACTGGTAAATACCAAGTCCATAAAGTAATCCATAAAGCAACGCCTTGTTAGTCTTGTCTTCTAATCCTAGTTTGTCATACTGGAAGGCAAGATATTCTCCTAATATTCTACTTGTGTCTGCATCTAATTGACCATAAGGTAAGGCATCTACATCCCAAGTTGGCTGTGTCTTAATTACAGCATTCCTAATTGCTCTACATACCATATAGGTATGATTTACATAGAATGTTAGGGGGTTACGATTATCTTTAACAAATGTACCTGTTACTCTGTCATACTTGAGATTCTGATAGCCTTTGTAGTACATATAGTTTACAAACCATTGTAGCTCTACATTGGTACCTCTCCAGTTGCGACTCTCTTCAAACTTCTCTTTAGTGTACTGAAGCCAGTATTGTGTGTCATACTTGCTCTTCCTCTTTTTATCATCCTCGTACATTGTCTTTTGTGCCATGTGTCTGTAGACTAGATTATGTACTCCTCGTTTATTTATCAAACTTTATGTTTTTATCAATGGCTTCCTGAATAACACTGTCTATATTCTCTAATTCTACTAAGTTGCTATCTTGCTCTATCTCCTCTTCTTCTGGCTTCTCTCCAAAAGCACTGTATTGTGGTAAATCCTTAGCTTTAAGTAATTTTTGAAGTTCAACTCTCTCTTTAGAAGTTGTTATTATATATAGTGCAAATACTACACCAACAACTATTATAGACACCCCTGCTAATATAGATAAGATAATTAGTTCCATATACATAATTATAACATATTAAAACAAGTCACCCCCTGACATTAGGTCATCCACTCTGTCCGTTATATCCTCGACCTCTTCTTCCTCTGGTTCTTCATCCTTAATAAGTTGCCCGTATACATTAAGCTGCGGGTGTTCAAAGTAATCTGGTCTTGAGTGTACCACATACCTGAGTGCATCTGCTAAATCCTCTCCTAGCTTGAATGGCTCTGCTCTATTGGCATCCTTCTCCTCGTCCCATTTACGCCAATGGTAATTATTCAACTCATCTATTAACTTATTACATCTTTTTGCAATAAACAACTTATCATCCCTAAATAATCTTGTTACTCGGTTGATACCAGCCATTACATCATTGTTACCAGGAACAAATCCCCATCCTTCCTCTTGCAACTGGAACATAATACTTTGCCCACTTGTCTGCTGTGTTCCCTTACTTGCAGGGTCTATTATAAACATCTCAATATCTTGCTCCCTTAAACCATTTCTAATTAACATTCCGTTTAACTGGTTGCTTATATCTTTAGCTGTTAAGTATTGCTCTCTAAACTCGTCTACTACAAATAGGTTACCCAATACATCCTCTTTAACAAGTATTCCTGCTGTCGGGTGATTCCATCCTACATCTAAACCTACAAAGTAAATATCTGTTAGTGCTTTGGCTGATTCTTTACAATGTCTTACCTCGTTGAAGTCAGGATATACAAGTCCTTCAAACTTCTCAAATGAAGCCAAATACTCCTGCTTAAACATCATGTCGCTTAAATCTCTTCTTGCCTGTTCTATTAAACTCTGGTCAATGTAGGGATTGTCTAAGGTAGTAAACTTCCATGCTTCAAAGTCTGGTTCTTTGTCTATAGCAGGTTTGTAGAATGTATCGTATACCCAATCATACCCTTG